TCGACATCAGGACAAATTCAAGGTGTTGGAGCTGGTAGTGCAATTTATCGTTTAACATATACACCGCCTGCGACAGTAATGTATAAATTTACTGCTACAAATAATGTAACGGGAATCAGAGCAGTTTGGAATTGCGTTACCGCATCGAATGCAGCCGGAGAAGCATTAGCTTTAAGAACTTTTAACGGTGGTGCGGCTGGTGTAGGTACTACTGATTCTGGTTGGAAAACTACATCAGGTGATATGAGTACTGGCATTACGCTTACTATAAATCATCCAGGGCCAACTGCTTATGATGAGGAGACTCATGCATATGTGACAATTGGTACATTAAGCATATATGGTAGGGATGCTAGTTCAACAGATACGTTACTTAAAGAAGTAAGAATACAAAACTTTACATCAGCAGAAAGCACGGGGTCACCATAATGGGAAAGGAAATACGAGGAACATATTCTCAACCACATAAAGATATTATTGATGGTGATACTATTGTTTATAATATTATTACCAAAGATTCTGAAGGGGAAATTGTGTCGGCATGGGTTCCTAGAAGATATCACGCAAATACAGAATTAGACGCTGCGGAGTTAACTGCTGCAAGAAATAGTATAGGAATAACAGATGGCGATTAAAGTAAATAATACAGTAATGATTAGTGATGGTCAAGAATTAGCAAACGTTACTGGGTGCTCAGGATTGTATGGAAGTTTTCATGGCCAAGCTACAGTAACAACTAGTAACATTAACTTTACAACTCCTCTTATGACATGTACAATGTCAGCAGCACAATCATTTACAGAATCAGGTGGAGGGGTAGGTAGAACATGTACTTTACTTTTAGATACATCATCAAACAAATATGCTCCAACATTTTCTTCAAACATAAATTGGGAAGGTGGGTCTGAACCAACTTGGAGCGGATATCAGCATTGGCAAATTACTTTTACATATGTTGCTTCTAATGATATTCGAGCATCTGCAGTAGGTTATACTGCGTCTGCTCCAACAGAATCTATTGGATTACATGGAACTTCAGGATCTCCTGATAGCACTACATCAGGATTTGGTTCAGCTAGTGACCTCATATGTGGAATGAGATTTACAAGTGGAGGAGATGTTCAAAAATATACTACAGGTGTTGCGCAAGGTTCAAATACTGGTCTTTGGACTTTTAGTACTTCACTATGGAATAACATTGTACCTTCACAAACGTATTATATAAGAGCCACGAGTCATTCTGGAATATCTTTAAGTTCAACTTATAGTTCATCAATTAACACTTGGAATGCATTATCATCTAGTCATTATTTTAGATATTTTATTGCCGGTCCAGGTATCAACTTCGGCTCGACAACTGGAGTTATGAAAATAGAAATTGCATCCGACTCAATCGGTTCAAATATACTTGCTACTGGTTATTACGAATGGGATATGAACGGGACAGCATAAGAGGATAAAAAATGGCATTACCACATACACTTAATGTAATCGCAGGCGGAAAAACAGCCGCAGGCACCGGCGGAGTTGGAGGAAATGAGTACCCAACTTCTGGAGAAAATATATACGACAGAGAAAATCCAAACGATACAGTTGAAGTTGTTATATTTTCTCTTGGAATAGACGGTGATGCTTCGTATTCTGATGCTGACTTGGTTTTTGACTTTTTTTATGATACTGTCTTTGGAGGCTTTGTAGTAAGAACAAGTGATGCTGGTTCAGGTGCTTCGGGATCTGGTTCTTTTTATGAAGATGAAGACTTTGATTATTTTACAACAGGAGGTACTAGAACTGATATGTTAGGAGGTTCTCGTGTTCATTACGCAAATGATTCGGCAGTATCAGGACAATCTTATCCCGGCCCAATTGACTCAATAAGATGGGTTCATTCAGTAACAAATGTTCAAGATATGGGGAGCACTACCGAAACATTTACTTTAAGTAGGTATCATTTTCAAGGTACAGGATCTCCTGCGACTATAGGTAGTTATACATCAGGTGATTGGTTTAGTGTACATAATATTGGTGGACAGTCAGGAATTGATGTTCCAACCGATGGTGTAGGACTTAGAGCAAGAATTAGATATGAAGCAACAGCATCTGGTAATAGTACTTCAAGATTACAGAAAAGACACGTTTTTGAATGCTGGGTAAGATTATCAGGAAAGGATGACACAAAAGTATTTGAAGCAAAGTTAGATGTAGCCGCAAGAGCTGATGCTACCTTCTAATATCTTCTAATAAATAATAAAAATAAAGAGTAAATTAAAATGGCACAACCAACAACAAGACAACAATTCAAGGACTGGGTACTTCGTAAGCTCGGAGCTCCTGTTATTGATATTAATGTGTCAGATGAACAGATAGACGACCGTGTTGATGAAGCTGTAGATTATTGGAGAGATTATCATTATAATGGAAGTCAGCTTGTTTATATGAAACATCAAATTACTCAAGAGAATAAAGACAACGGTTATATAGATTTGCCTACAGGGATACTTGGTATTTCTGGAATCTTTAATATGCAGTCAAGTATTTCAACTGGTTCAGGTATCTTTAATGTTCAGTACCAATTTGTTTTAAACAATCTTGAAGACATCACTGGATATAATATCACAAACTATTATATGTCCATGTCTCATTTAGAGTTCTTACAAGAAATGCTTGTAGGTAAACCAATGATTCGTTATAATAAACATGTAAATAAATTATTCCTTGACACTGACCCAGGATTACTTGTAGTTGGAGAATATATTATTATTGAAGCTTACGATGTAATTGACCCAGCTACATATTCCGATGTTTGGGGAGATCGTTGGTTACAAAATTATGCAACTGCATTAGTTAAAGAACAATGGGGTGCAAACCTAACTAAGTTTACAGGTATGCAACTTGTAGGCGGTGTAACATTCAATGGAGAACAAATACTTTCCGATGCAAGGGAAGAGAGGAGATTAATGGAAGAAGAAGCAGTGAATAATTTACAACCTCTCAGTTACAATTATATTGGATAAGTAATGGCAACGAACGTATTTTTCAACAATTACTCTAGACTTTCAGAGCAAGAACTGATTGATGATTTAGTTATTGAATCTATCAGGCAGTATGGTGTTGATGTCATTTATATTAGCAGAGCGTTTAAAGGTCGTGATGTAATATTTAATGAAGACGATTTTCCTGAATATAACGAAACTTTTGAGTTCGAGGTTTACGTTAAAAATAACGAAGGATTTGAAGGAGAAGGTGATTTCTTATCCAAGTTTGGTTTACAAATAAGAGACCAACTAACTCTTACAGTTGCTAATAGAACTTTTGAAAGACATGTGACTCGAGAAGTTGTTGAATTGCTTCGTCCGAGAGAAGGCGATTTAATTTATTTTCCACTCAACGAAAAGATTTTTGAAATTAAGTTTGTTGAACATGAAAGTGTATTTTATCAAACAGGTAAGACACAAGTATTTGATATGACATGTGAATTGATAGAATACAGCAATCAAAGGTTTAACACAGGACGAACAGAAATTGACAATTACTTTGCTGATTATAATACAGACATAATTGTTGATGCAAATAACGCAACATTAACCGCTCTTGCACAAACTGATGATAATGCAGGAAATCTAAACTTTGAATTAGAAGCTGATGGAATTATTGACTTCTCTGAAGTGGATCCTTTTAGCGAAAACATACAAATAAGTGACTCATAATGGCAATAGCAAATTACTTTTACAATTCGACGATTCGTAAATATGTTGCCTTATTTGGTACATACTTTAATCAATTAGAAGTTCGTAGAACAAGCACTGATGGTAATTTAAATCAGAGACAGATTGTACCTATCTCTTATGGGCCATATCAAAAGATTTTAGCAAGACTTGACCAAGATCCTGCTATATTAGGTGGTGCAAGTTTTGATGCAAACGGTAATCCAATCGCAGGACAACCTTATGCTATGACATTACCTCGTATGGCTTTTGAGTTAACAAGTTTTACATACGACACCGAAAGAAAAGTTGCGCCGACAAGAAAATTAAGAAAGACTGCTGTTGACGAAGACAACGGCAATAGAAGATTTGTATATTCTGGGACTCCATATAATATGGGATTCAGTTTATACATAATGGCAAAATATAACGAAGATGCTGTTAAAATATTAGAACAGATTTTACCGTTCTTTAATCCAGAATTTACAAGCACTGTGAATTTAATTGATGGATTAGAACCGATGGATATACCACTTATATTAAGTGATGTTACATCAGAAGATGTTTACGAAGCAGAATTTACGCAAAGAAGAAGTATACTATATACACTAAACTTTACAATGAAAGGTTGGTTCTTTGGTCCTGAAAGAGATAAAGGAACAATCAGATTCGTTGATGTTCGTTATGCAACTGATATAACAGCGAATTCTCCATTTGAAGAATTCCAAACAGGACAACCTGGAATGTTGGCAAATAATTCGCCAACTGATGACATTACACAAACCGTTGATTATAGCTTAATTGAATTTGACGACGACTGGGAATATATCGGAACGATATCTGATACAGAACCTAGTTAAGAAGGAATAATATTATGAAAATTGGATTTACTTGTAGTAGCTTTGACTTACTTCATGCAGGACATGTTCAGATGCTAAGAGATGCAAAAGAGCAATGTGATTATTTAATTGTAGGATTACAAATGAACCCTGCAGCCGACCGACCAAAAGAAAAGAACCCTCCTATTCAAAGTATCGTTGAAAGATATACTCAATTAAAAGCAGTAAGCTATGTTGACGAAATCATTCCTTATTCAACCGAAAGAGATCTTGAAGATATATTAGAATTATATACAATTCATGTTCGTATCTTAGGTGAAGAATATAGAGATAAAGAATTTACAGGAAAAGATATTTGTCGTAAACGAGATGTTGAACTATTTTTCAATAAAAGAGATCATAGATTTAGTACATCAGGATTACGAAAGAATTGTGCTTGGACAAATAAGGACGGTGATTGGAAGATGACCGCCGAGGGATAAATAATACTATGAAAGATAAAGATGATAAAATAGC